GACGAATACTACGCAAGCAGATATAGACTCGTCTGAATCCTCATCCACCTTAACGCCCATTGCTATCAGGTCCTCTTTATCTACGTCACCGTTGTACTCCCATCGCTCATACGGAGCACCGCGGGCAATAGTGGACGCCTTGATCTGCCGTTGATCGCCTTTATCTAGCGCAACAACTGTCCTAACAGGGTCTTCCTGCAGCGCCTTGATGATCTGCCGCCTATCATAGCCAGGTACACCCATGAGCGCCCGCAGCTCTCTAGGTAGCAGATGATCACGCTCCCATATGTATGATCCATTTTTGGGATTGTCGCCACAATGCGGATCGGGATAGATATTCCAAATGTCTCTCGATGTACTGGCCGGCTTTAGGTTCTCGACCACTTTCAGTGTGTGTACCGAGCCATCGCTGTCTGCCTGCTCTACCCATGCGCGGCGTATCGTCTTAACGATGTTCGGGCCTTTCATAACCCCGGTGCCTAGACGTATAGCTGACCGAGCTACCTTGCGGCACTCAGCGTTGTAGTCGCACTCCTCCAACTGATCGTCGATTTCTTTTTCCATCGCAGCCGCGCGCTTCTTTAGGTCGTCTTTCTTCGCCTTTGCTGCGCTTTCATCACTTGGCTCTTGTGGTGCCTGTTCGGGCATACCTGCGCCCATCGGGTCTGGCTGCATTTCGCCCTGGACAATGCCCTGTGGTGCCGGTGCAGGTACAGCGGACTCACCAACCGGGGTGCTGTCTATACCAAAGTTTTTGTCATCCGTTGGAAATTGGATTTCTGTAAATCGACCTTCCGCCGTCTCGCACTTGCCCCTGATTATATTGACGATTACGCGAGATCGGCGCTGCGTCTTGCTGTTCTTTGTGCCAAATGCATCGCCCGTAGCGTAGTCCGTCATCCCGGCCTTGCTAGATGCACCATCCAGCCCTTCAAACGCTCTCTGATCCTCGCGCCACTGTCGCTCAATCCCCGATGCCGATCGAGCAGATATGGCTTCGTCTCTCTTTGTCAGCAACGATTTAGCGAGAGATTCAATCCTCGCCTGCCTCGCGTCCTGAGCGTTTTGGTCTGCTGTCTGATCCATAGTATCCTTAATGCAAAAACCCCAATATCGTGGGGTATCGGCTTATTGTTTAGTACCCAACCACATCATCCAGCGCTTCTCGCGCCGATCTGCCGCGAACAGGGATGTATTCATCCTCATTCTTGAGCCCGTCTGCGTCAACTGCTAAATAGCGAAAAACATCAGCGCCATGAGAAAATTCGTCGTGTACTGGCGCGCCTGGCTCATTAGTAGCTATGTTGATGGCCCTGCGGTATCGTTTAAGACACTCCACTAAACGCGCAGTTTTGGCCCTGTCGAAATACACTTGGGCAAACATCATGCGGGCGGCCTTGATTCCTGGCTCTATCCCTATGTTCGGCGTCATTTTGACGTTACGACCGAAGGCCTTTAGTAGCTCTGCTGTACTTTTGCCGGTCTTGAAGTCTTTAGTAGCGCCATCATGCGGCAGATAGTCATAGCCCCAGTTTAGCCTTTTGTTCTGCAACTCAGCGGCGTACCAGTCGAGCGTCTTGTGATCGTCCTCGATATAATCAATGATTCGTATCTCTGACCGCAGCCGCTGAACCAGGATAATTGACATTGAGTCATTCCAACCGAGATCCCAGATCGTGTGGACCTTGAGCGTTGGGTCATAGGGCACATTACATATCCTGCCGCCAATAATTGACTCCGAAACTTCGCGAGCGTAGATAGCGCCTGAGACCGCCAGTCTGCACTTACCCTCCCATATTTGAGCGTAGTCCTCAGAATTTGTTAGCTGACAGTGTACCCGCTCCTGCTCCAGCACCTCTGGAAACCATTCGTTATCACTGTAGTTCACCTCTGCCACATACGAGTTGGGCGGCGGCTCTAAGACAAAGCGCGTATAGGTTTCATCAGTATCAAGCTCCGGGTTGAAACTTATCCATATTTCGCTGCCCGGCTTGCGAATTGTTGGCGTCAGCACATCCCACGACCGCTTGCGTATGCTCTGAGCCTCCTCGCACCAGGCTATGTCTAATCCCTCGTAGGACTTGATTGACTCGACCGTTTGAGTTGATAGACCGCTGAACAGGAAGTTTGTCCCGTTTTTGCCTCTTATCTCAGTCTCAAGAACCTCGTAAAACGCACCCAGGCCCATCGTCTGAATCTGATCGCTCAGTAGGCGATGCACGGAGTCTTTGATCGACTTTTGCACTTCTCGGAAACAGCCAATCCGCAGCTTAGACTGCGAACCAAGTACCAACAATGCTCTAGCGAAAGACCAGGACTTTGAGCTGCCCCTACCGCCGTGTGCAACTTTATAGCGATATGGCCTGAACAGAAATTCCAACTTTTTGGGAAATCTGACCGTCGACTCAATCTTTTCCAAAAACCACCCGCAAACTCACATCTACCGCGCCTCCATCAGCGCCAGTGATCTCTGACCGAGCCAATTTGGGGACGTGGTACTCAATAACCGACTGAAACATCGCAAACGCGCGCTCCGGGTTGGGTTTGACGACATAGTCACCGCTCGCGTCAGTCACTCCATCACTCACCTGATCGAGCCATTTAGTGAGCCGGTGTGCATTGCTATCGACGAATTTCCCGATTGCTGCGCGTGCGTCCTGCGTAGCTACGTTAGGGATTCCCTTACGACTGCCGCCCTTACCCCTCTTCTGGCTGGCTCTTGATGTCACTGTGTCAGTCATGTTACTGCTCGCCTGGTTGCCATGAGTTTACGCTGATACTCTCTGCGATGAGCTGCGTCTCTGTATTTGTATGTGCTGGTGTTAGCCATATTATTGCCACCGGCGCCGTTGTTAGCCATGTTTGTTACTGCCGCATCTATCTCATGCTCAGGCGCGCAGCCTTCAGCCCACTGATGATCCAGTCCTTTATGCCGAGTTGCACATACTGAGCATAGAGCGTGACTAAATGCCATAAATCCTCGTTTTGGAGTTAATCCACTGTATGTATACACAGAAAAGCCTTAAATGCGACTTTTCCGGCCTCCTGTGGTGGCGCAGGCTGAACGATCTCTGCCCTCCCTATGCCTATGGCAGGAGTTGTATTACCGATGCGCCTTGGGCTTCTGCGGATGTATTACTGTCCGGCTCTTTGATCTCAATGCCTAGACTGTCTATATATGCGACTACCCGTCTGATAGCAGCATGAGACGGGCTGGCTAGATCATATCCGCCAGCGTATGTGACAGTCATTGAGTTGCTGTCGCCGCGGTCTGTTATTTCGATTGTTGCTGTTGACATTAGTATTTACCGCCCATGCCAGTTCCGCCCATACCGGGCTTGCGGGCCATCGTGCCGGCCACTGGGGCTGGTTGAGGACTGCCAAAAACTTCTTTTGCTACCTGGTCGCGCATAGTGCCCTCGTCTGTGTCTTCGCCGCTTACCGCTGATAGTGCTTGTTGTAGTAGCCCCATTAATTCACCCAGTGTTTCGGGCGTGATCTGAGTGCTGTCGTCGATGTAGGATTGTAGACGTTCGATTGACTGCTGAATAAGGCTTTCTACCCCTTCTGTCTCGGCATCCACATCCATTACCTGCTGGTCTGCTGACATTCCAATTTCTCTCATTGCGTCGGTCCTTCTATCTCGCATTAAAAAAAACTCCGGACCGATTGCGTTTAAGAGCGCGCAGCCAGGAGACACGCTGCTATTTCCGGTAATTATATTTACCGGAATTAGTGAATCCTTACGAATCAAGGGGTTAGCTGTTTAACCCCTGATTACTGCCTATTATCGAGGGCTAAACACTATATGTAGTGGTTTGACTATCTCGATCTGCCACCACACCCAGGCACACAAGCCGGTAGCAAGCCGGTCGAATCTTGTGCCAATTGTAGAGAGTCTGGATAGAGATACCCGATTGCCTGGATACCTCGGCCAGAGACTTGCACCCGTAGTGCTTTGCTTGCTGTGCGGCAGTCATAAGGCTACCGCGTAATCATGGCCATCTGGCCGCTTGTCAAACCAGCGCACTGCTAAACTGCTATTGATGACAGCGTACAGTGTTTCGGTTTTATAGTAGCGAGTCTCGCCCCCTACGCGACAAGGCGTGCAATCAGGTATCGCACCACCTATCGCAGCTTTCTTGCGCTCCAGCGTGGCGTGATAATGATCATCGGCCGCCAGACTGCGCGCAGTTGGTAGTATTGTTCCGCAAGTCATTGTCATGTCGTTCCCCTGTCTCGTTGTTGGTTTGAGACTATATATTGCAGTAACAATTTGATTATTGCAATAGGAACATACTGTTATTTTGATGTTATTTAGCAATTAGAGGATGATTCTTGGGTATTCGAGAGCGTTTAGGTCAGAGGCAGGTTAGGCATTTCCTCCTATTTCCCCTTATTTAGCTTGCTGCCTGGTCTTATCGAGTATGTAAAAGTCCGCCATTTATAACCCCGGTATGCCAGTAGCAGCGTCTACGGCGTCACTGACGATCTGTGCGCTTGAGCCCTGCTCTCGATTAACGTCTAGGGTGCCTATGCTGTCTATGGCCCCTGAGAGCGATAGAGACTCACCGCCTGGGTGTAGGTCGATTACTGTCAGTGTGCGCTCATCTGAGCTGTATCTGACCACAGTGCAGCTTGTGATTAGTAGAGCGGATAGAGCGATGATGATTAGTTTCATGATTGAGCCTATTGGGACACTGTATAAACGATCAGCTAAAATACATTATAAATTGTTGCACAATATGAATAATGGTGTATTATCTCTACATGGTCAGCAATAAAGCGGGCCGACAAAAGGGGCAATAATATGAAAACAATAGTCAACTTAACACAACACACCGCTTCCCCGGATCAAGTAAGCGCGGGAGTGTTCGATAGCAAAAACTCGGATGCAGTAGCAATACTGCTAACGTTTGACAAAATACCCACGGCCTATGACATCTTTCAGAAGGCGCGAGAACTAGCAAGAATTGCCACTAACAGTGGCGCAAAGAGCGCCATGATAGGCGGCGCTCCTTGGTTCATGAAAGAGCTAGAGTTTCAGCTTAAGCAGGCCGGTATCGCCCCTTTCTACGCATTCTCCACCCGCGTAAGCGAAGAGCAGGTTCAAGCAGACGGTAGTGTTAAGAAGATTAACGTCTTTAAACATATAGGCTTTGTTCCTGCTGGCGGCATACAACCGTTACGCACAGAGGACGATATGTCTCGCGAAGGCGAATAGCACCCTCACAGCCACGGACGGCTACAGCCAATCAACCAACGGCCAGCAATCAAGCGGGCCTCAAATAGGGAATACTAAAATGCCATACTTGTCTCATTATACCGAAACACTACAGACAGAATTATTCAATTCAACTGGTGCGTTTTTTGCATTTAGTCAAAAGCAATTCGACGAAGCCAAACAAGAAGGCATCAAATACGCTTCAATTGGCGGAGGAATGATCTGCCCGATTGATAACATCGACGCCCTTACTAGTGGTCTCGATAGCATCACAGCAGATGGTATCAAGGCAGACATTGCAGCCAACGGCCTAAAAGTTATCATTCACCGCGAGCTTGCTAACCACGAAGCACAGATTACCTGTGATATTTCCGACACTGTGGACGCCCTTACAGACTATCCAGGCATCACCCGCGAGACTATCCAAGCCGAATGGAAAGAGTACTTCCAACACTGCGTCGATAACGATTGCTTTTAATCTAGCGCTAACAACAGCCCCGAAAGGGGCAAAGGAATCAAGATGAGCAAGCCGCACGGCAACACGGGAAAACAAAACGCGCTCAAGGGCGACGAGGCTCTTAGAGCGCGGGTTGCGTTTAGACTCCCTCAATCTGTCAAGGATGCCGCTGATAAAGAGGCTGCCCGATTGGGTGTGTCTGCCTCGCAGTGGCATTTAAAAGCTGTTGAAAAGGCTTTAGGCAACCTGTAATTAATCACCCCGCCAGCGTTGACGCTCATCCCCATTGGGATGGTCACGGCTCACAGAACTTTGTTCCGGCTGGTGGGGTGAATTAGGGTTTTGATCTTGTATCTGTGGACCGAGCCACACTCTTGCGAATACTTCGGCTGGGTCTGTTTTCATTGT